TTTAAATTTTTTTTGTTTTTTTTAATTTTTATGAAATTTTTTTTTTAGTTTTTTTTTAATTATATAACCTTTTTTTTTTGGGGGGGGGGGGGGGGGGGGGGGGCGACCGCCCCCTGCTTCCTACGGAACTACATACGTTCATCTCTTAATTATTTCTTATGCCTGTACCAGTCGCTCCTATTATTGCTGGCGCTGCTTCTTTGATTGGTGATCTTTTTAACTCATCTTCTCAGGAGTCTATTAATCGTCAGAATATCGCTTTCCAGCGTGAAATGTATGGCCAACAACAGAAGGACTATCTTCGTAACTGGTCGCTCCAGAATTCTTATAATTCCCCTCAAGAGCAAATGAGGCGTTTTCAGCAGGCTGGCCTTAATCCGAATCTTATTTATGGTCAAGGTAATCCTGGTAATTCTGGGCCGGTTCCTACTCCTGATGTTCAGGCCCCTGAACTTCGTTCCCCTGAGTGGGGTAATGCTTTGTCTGGTGGTCTTGGTATGATTTCGGCCATGTATGATCTTGATATAAAGGCCGCCCAGGCGGATAATCTTCAGGCTCAAAATACTGTGATTGAACAGGATGCCTTGCTTCGTGCTGCTCAACTTAAACAAACTGAGGCCCAAACTGAGCGTTCTGTTTTTGATCTTGGTCTTGATACTGAGTTACGTGGTGTTTCTGCTGATGCTCGTAAAGAGCAGTTGAGACAGTTGAAAGTTAATACTGATGTTTCTATTGATCGTAATACTCGTGAGATTGCTCAGTCTGCTGTTTCTGTTAATGAGGCTATTGATCGTATGAAAACTGCTGCGGATCATCGTCTTTCTATGCGTCTTGCTCGTGCTAAAACTGTCCAGGAGATTGAATCTATTAAACAGGAGCGTGATCGTGTTCGTGAGAATATTTCACTACTTAAACAGCAAGGTGTTCTTAATGATCTTGATATAGAGTTAAAGAAAAAAGGCATTATGCCTCACGATCCTTTGTGGGCACGTATTGTAGGTCGTCTTTTGGACAAGTTCTTTACTCCTGATGGTTCTTTGCGTATGCCTCGGCTCCGTTGATTGTTCACTTTTAAATTCTATACAATGTTTAAACGTCGTTTTAATTCTCGTAAGCGCGGCCGTGGCCGTCGTTCTTCTTCCACTCGTCAATATTACGTCTCAAGGGGGGGCGTCAGGTTATGATAAATCAGGATAAAGTAAAGGTTACTATTGTTGGCAGTCCCACTGGTTTGGTGGTTAATGCAGATGGTATTTCTGATGATTTTACCCGTTTGCAGATTGCTTCTTTTATTTCTAGCGCTCTTACTGTTCTTTTGTCGTATCGGCCTGAGGTAACTACCGAGAATAGCATTATTTATTCATCTTCTAAAATTTTGAACGATGCCCAAACTTAATATTTTCAATACTGTTGCGATGCGTCGTCCTGCTGAGAGCAGGTTTGATTTGTCGCATGACCGTAAGTTCTCGTTTAATATGGGTGAACTTATACCAACTGCTGCTTTTGAGTGTTTGCCTGGTGATAAGTTCGAAATCTCCGTGCAGAATATGCTTCGTTTTGCGCCGTTGGTCTCCCCAGTTATGCATCGCATTCGTGTTCGGACTGATTACTTTTTTGTCCCTAATCGTCTTCTGTGGGCTGATTTTCCCGATTGGATTGCTGGTAATGTTGAAGTCTCGGCTCCGTATTCTAATGCTAGTGGTATTAATATATTTGATAATGGGACTTTAGGAGATTATTTAGGTTATCCTACCGATACGCCTACTGGTACTATGTCTTATAGTCCTATGCCTCTTGCTGCTTATGCTTTGATTTGGGATAATTATTACAGGGATCAAAATTTGCAGGCTGAGATTTTTGTTCCTCTTGTGGCGGGTTTGAATACTGATTACAACCCCGGTTCTACCCTTAATTTGGTGCAACGTCGTGCTTGGATGCATGACTATTTTACTGCCTGTTTGCCGTTTGCGCAAAAGGGTGATGAGGTTTCGGTGCCGCTTGTTACACAAGCAGATTTGCCGGTTGAGTTGACTAATTCGGCGGCTCCGGGTGTTATGGTTGATATCGCTACTGGCGTTGGTTCTGCTCCTGGTGATCTTGAGGTTATTTCAGGCGGTACTACTTCGGTTAATACTGGTGGTGTGAATCCAGATGTTGTTTATGATCCTGCCGGTTCTCTTACGGTTGATATACAAGCCGATGCCGTTTCTATTAACACTCTCCGTCGTGCGTTTAAATTGCAGGAGTGGTTAGAGATTGGTGCACGAGTTGGTACTCGTATCAATGAGTTCATTATGGGTCATTTTGGTGTTAAGTCTCCTGATGCTCGACTTCAGCGTCCTGAGTTTATCGGTTGTTCTCACCAGAATATGATTATTTCTGAAGTTCTTGCTACTGCTGAGACTACCGATGCCGATGTCCAGGTAGGTATGATGGCCGGGCACGGTATTAGTGTAGGCGGTGGTAATAAGTTTTACTATACCTGTCTAGAACATGGTTGGATTATTGGTATTATGTCTGTTGTCCCTGATACTGCTTATCAGCAGGGTCTGCCTCGTGCTTTTACGCGCTTTGATCGGTTTGATTATGCGTTTCCTACGTTTGCTCATATTGGTGAGCAAGAGGTTCGGAATCAGGAAATTTATATAGGTTCTGCGGATCCCGAGGGCGTGTTTGGTTATTTGCCGCGTTATGCTGAGTATCGTTATTTGCCTTCTACTGTTCATGGAGACTTTAAGGCTAGTCTTTCATTTTGGCATTTGGGTCGTATTTTTGATACTGAGCCCGCTTTGAATGAGGATTTTATTCAGTGCAATCCTCGGCGTGATATTTTTGCGGTTACTGATCCTGATGTGGATACTATTTACGCACACGTGTTTAATAGGGTTTCTGCCGTTCGTAAACTTCCACGTTTTGGCATTCCGACTATATGAGAAGGTTCTCCGCTTGGCGTTTTGCTGGTTCTCGTGCTCGTGGTCGGGTCGGGCGTAGTGTTATGTATCGCCGTCGTTGGTACTACAAACGCAAATAGTATGGCTTGTGATTCACCTTTTTATGTTCGTCGTGCTAAATGGGACGATATCAAGGTTCCTGTCCCTTGTGGTAAGTGTCCACCTTGTAAGTTTCGACGTGTTAATGAGTGGGTGTTTCGACTTACCTATGAACATCGGCGCCACGTCGATGCTCATTTTGTTACTCTCACTTATGATACAGATCATGTCCCCATTTCTCAAAATGGGTTTATGACGTTGTGTAAAAGTGATTTTCAGGATTATATGAAACGTCTAAGGAAGTTATCCGGCCCCGGTCTTAAGTACTATTGTGCTGGTGAATATGGTTCTCAGAATAAGAGGCCGCACTATCATGCTATTGTATTTGGTGTTTCTGATACTTCTCATTTCTTCGATGCTTGGCATTTGGATGGTGTTTCTATTGGTTCTGTTCATGTTGGACAAGTGACTTCTGATTCAATCGCTTATACTATGAAATATATAGATAAAGCGCATTTTGTTAAGAAGTTTGCTCGTGATGATCGTGTACCTGAGTTTTCTTTAATGTCTAAAGGTCTTGGTAGTAACTATTCAAGTGATGATTCTATTATTAGGTATCACAATTCTGATATTTCTATTTTGTATCTCACTAAGTTAGATGGGCATAAAGTTGCTATGCCTCGTTATTATCGTAACAAGATATTTTCGGACTCTCAAAGGTCTGCCCAGGTTGATATTGTTCGTTCTGCTGTTGAGCGTGATGAAATTCAGGCTCGTTTACATCACCGTTTAACGGTTGATTATGATACTTTCGTAGAAATGGGTAAAATTGAGCGTTTTCGCAAATTTTACTCTGTTCATTCACAAAACAGAAAACTTTAATATTATGGTTATCAATAATTCAAATTGGCGTATGTATCATTGTAATTCTCAAGGGAAACGTCTGCCTATTGGGGGGGAAACGACTAATACCCCCTCAAAGACGGTTCCAGGTCAACAGTTGTCTTTACGTCAACTTATTGAACGTTACTCGCGTGGTGCTCACGTTGAAGTGTTTGAGGGTTCGTATTCTACCGATCCAACGTTTGATAATATGGAGCGTCTTGATAAAGTTGAGCGCCTTGAGGCCGCGAAACAGGTTAAACAAAGTATCGCGGACGCCCGCGCAAGACGCGCTTCTTCGGTTAACGGAGTCCCTACTCAGTCGGCCCCGCCGGCTGATTCTAGCCATTCATCTCTTGATGTATAATGGCTAATTGACACTACTTGTGTCCTACGCTATGAACGCTCCTAGTTGCGCGATCAAATAAACGGTTTATCTTGAGTGGTATTAGGGAGCGCAACGCAGTTGCGTTCATGGCGGGGGGTGTTAGGGGGGGCAATGAGGCCCTTTAGGCCGAAATTGCTCCCCCTTAACTCTCAAATTTTTTTGAGTTCATTGACATTTATGGAAATTTATTGTTAATGGTTTGTTAATTATATAAACCCTTAATTCCTGCCGGGGGGTGCAGGGGGGGGGCGACCGCCCCCTGCTTCCTACGGAACTACATACGTT